CGCCGCCGCCGATTTGAGCCAGACCCCCCCCGTCAGTTCGCAGGTTTCGTATCTAGCCCCCCACTTGCCCCCATCCTCCCCTCCCTTGAGCGAGGTGATCGAGGCTGCGGGAGTGGGGTTGAAGGTGAAGCCTCCGCAGGTGGACGATGCTGGTGACGTGCGGTGGGTGATGGAGAACCTGCACGAGAAGGGTGCTGAGTCGAACGCGCCGAGTCGGAGTGCGTTGGCGATGTTGATGTTCGCGAAGAGCGACAAGAACGCGATGCTGGTGTTTGTGCGGGACGTGTTTGGGAAGGTGTTCATCAACAGGAATGCGGAGGAGCAGGAGCGGATGGAGCGGAGGCGGTTGGGTGAGATCGGTGAGATGATCGGGCGGTGCTTGGAGTTGCGGTTGAGGACGGAGGAGGAGTTGAGGGAGCCTGTGATGCCGGAGGGTGTTGGGACGGGGGTTACCTGATGGACGACGCGGTGTACCGATGCGTGCCGAAGGACGTGCGGGCGAACCTGTTGTGGCGTCGCGAGGTGGTTCGGTGGGGGAACGAGGGTCAGCGTCAGGCGGACGAGTTGGTGGAGATGTGCCGTCGTGACGTGCGGTTCTTCGCGAACGCGTTCTGTTGGCTGCACGAGCCGCGTCCGAGCCTGGGTCAGCCGAGTTCGCTGCCGTTCGTGACGTATCCGTACCAGGACGAGGCGTTGCTGGAGGTGGATGCGTGCTTGGGGAACGAGGATCTGGTGATCGAGAAGAGCCGCGACATGGGTGTGTCGTGGCTGGTGTTGGTGGCGATGGTGAGGCGGTGGCTGTTCGAGTTCGAGCAGGCGTTCGGGCTGACGAGCCGGACGGAGGACTATGTTGACAATGGCAGTGATCCGAAGAGTCTTTTCTTCAAGGTTCGGTTCTTGGTGGATCGGCTGCCGATGTGGATGTTGCCGGGTCGTGGGAGGGATGTCGCGAAGAAGCACATGACGTTGGCGAACCTTGAGAACGGGTCGATCTTCGTCGGGGAGGCCCCGACGGGGAACATGTTCAGGGGCGGGCGGTTGACGGCGTTGCTGGCGGACGAGCTGGCGGCGTTCGATCGGAACATGGGGTTCGCGGTGATGGGGTCGACGCGGGACGTGACGCCGAGCCGGATCTTCCCGTCGACGTTGGCGAGGCAGTCGGGTGCGTTCGAGCAGTTGGCGTTGGGGACGCGGATTCGGAAGCTGACGTTGCCGTGGTGGCGTCATCCGGAGAAGGCGCGGGGGCTGTATCGGAAGCCGAACGGGAAGCTGGCGAGCGCGTGGTACGACCGGGAGGTGGGTCGGTGCGTGAGCCCCGCCGAGGCGGCGCGGGAGCTGGACATCGACTATCAGGCGGCGACGAGCAGCTATTTCGACCCGATGCGTCTGGCGTCGCTGTCGCAGTATTCGAGGAGGGCGCTGAGGACGGGCGTGTTGCAGGTGAATGCGGACACGGGGGAGGTGTTGCAGTGGAGGGACGACGCGCACGGAGGGGCGAGGCTGTGGTCGAGCTTCGACATGAACGGGTGCTGGCCGCGGGATCGGGACTATGTGATGGGCGTGGACGTGTCGAGCGGGATCGGGAGCACGAACTCGGTGATCCAGGTGGTGGACTGCTCGACGGGGGAGCAGGTGGCGGAGTTCTGCGATTCCAAGGTGCTGCCGCACCAGTTGGCGGCGTTGGCGTGCGGGTGGGGTGAGTGGTTCACGGGGAGGAGCGGGCCGGCGCTGTGCGTGTTCGAGAACGCCGGGCCGGGTCAGGTGTTCTGCAGCGCGATGTGGGGGCTGGGGTACCGGCGGTTCTACATGCGGAAGCGGGAGGACGAGATGGGGGTGCCTTCGACGACGAAGCTCGGGCTGTCGATGAACGGTCAGTCGAAGGAGTGGATGCTGGGGCTGTTCAGGCAGATGGTGTATTCGGGCGGGTTGACGGTGCGGAGCAGGGAGTGCATCGACGAGATGCGGTGTTTCGAGTACACGAAGACGGGGACGGTGGAGCATTCTGGGGCGAGGACGGACGACAACGGGGCGGCGCGGTCGAACCACGGGGACCGTGCGAGCGCGTTGGCGCTGTGCGCGGTGGGGATGGGCGGATCGGGGCTGAGGGCGGGTTCGCCGATAATCGAGGAGAGGCCGCTGGGTGCGTTCGGGATGCGTCTGATGGCGCGTCGGCGTGCGTTGGCGGCGTCGAGAGAGCTGGAAGGCTGGTGACATGGCTCGGCGCGACATCGACAGGCTGAGGACGGCGATCCGGTGGTCCCGTCAGGGGATGGCGCAGTACCGTCGGAAGCGGCTGGAGCTGGTGCGGATCGTGCTGGGCGGTCACTGGAACGAGTCGGCGGTCCCGGAGCGTATGCCGCTGAACATGATGGAGCTGACGCTCCGCGTGTGGTCGCGGAACCTGATCGCGAGGGCGCCGAAGGCGCGGGTGACGAGCCGGAGGCGCGAGGTTCGGCCGGTCGCGCGGAGCTTTGAGCTGGTGCTGGAGAACGTGGTGCGGGAGATGGGGCTCGGGAAGTCGATGGAGGCGGTGGTGGTGGACGCGCTGTTGAGCCCCTTGTCGGTGATGAAGTGCGGGATCACGGAGGCGGGGCTCGACGAGGCGGCGGGGTACCTGCATGATGCGGGGTTGCCGTACGCGGACGCGATCGACTTCGAGGATCTGGTGGTGGACCTGTCGTCGAACTCGTGGGAGTCGATGCAGTACGTCGGGAACCGGTATTCGCTGCCGAAGGGGTCGGTGCTGGGGTCCAAGATGTTCAAGGTGACGGAGCGGGATCTGTCGGAGACCGAGAACCAGACGTTCTACGACGAGTTCGGGGTGGAGCGGACGCAGGATCTGTCGAAGCAGGGCGTGGGGTGGTCGAGCGACCGGTACGCGGAGCCGATGGTGGGGCTCTACGACATCTGGATGATGCGGGACCGGTGCCTGTACACGTTCCTGTGCGACGACGGCGGTCAGGTGATCGGGTCGCCGATCGCGGAGCGGGAGCTGGACTGCCCGGAGGACGGTCCGTACGTGCCGCTGTGGTTCGGGAAGGGGAAGTGGCTCATGGGCTTGTCTCCGCTGGCGAACCTTCGGGATCTGTCGGACGCGATGAACCAGACGTTCCGGAAGCTGATGAGGCAGCAGGCGCGGCAGAAGGTGCTGGGCCTGGTGCAGATGGGCAACGAGAAGGACGCGGCGAGCATCAAGGACTCGTCGGACGGGGAGCTGGTGCCGGTCGAGCGCCCGGACGCGGCGCGGGAGATGAAGTTCGGCGGGATCGACCAGGCGAGCCTCGCGTTCGCGATGAACCTGCGCGACAACTTCAGCTTCATGGCTGGCAACCTGGTGGCGCAGGGCGGCTTGGGCGAGGTGGCCGACACGCTCGGACAGGACGAGATGATCCGTGCGAGCGCGAGCCAGACGATCGCGGACATGCAGGGCGCGGTGGTGGCGTGGGCGAAGCGGATCCTGACCCACGTCGCGACGTATGTGTGGTACGACCCGGTGCGGACGTACATGGTCGAGAAGGAGATCGGCGGGTCTGGGATCAGGATTCCTGTGGACGTGCGGCCCGAGGACCGCGAGGAGGCGACATGGCTCGAAATGAATCTCGACATCGTGCCGGGGTCGATGCAGGAGGAATCGAACGCGCAACGGCTGAAGAGCCTGATGTTGGCGTTGGACAAGGCGGCGGCGATGTACCCGGCGGTGCAGGCGCAGGGGCTGATGGTGGACGTGAAGGGTGCGTTCGACCGGATCGCGGACCTGGCGAACAACGAGGACATCAGGGATCTGCTGGTGCCGGCGGGGATTCCGCCGGTGCCACCGGGGGCGGAAAGCGGAAGCCCAAGCGGGGGAAGCGAGGAGGGCGGGGCTCCACCTGGGCAGATGACGCGGGGCGCTCCGCTGGGGAACCGGACGCGACGCGAGTACGTGAGGAAGAGCGTCTCGACTGGGGGGACGCCGGAGGCGAGGTCGAACGTGCTCCAGCAGGTGCTGTCGGGGGGCGGGGTGACGCAGCAGCAGGCGGGGATGGCGTCTCGGAGCGGCTGAGGTCGTTCCGGGTGATGTGCCAGCACGGGCAGTTCGGCGCGATGGACATGATCCGGAGCCGTGCGACGGCGGAGGAGCGGCAGGCGATGGTGGCGATCGAGCGCGAGGAGCTGTACGCTCCCGGCTGACGGACCAAACTCCTCTCTGAGAGGCCGGGCACGCATGGATGCGGCTCGGCCTTTTTCATGCGCTCACAGGAAGCGTGACGCCTGCCGATAAGGTGGGACATGCCGAGGTACTGCTATCGGACGGACGATGACCAGCCGGTCGAGCTGGCGATGTCCATGTCGGAACACGCCGAGCGCGAAAGGGACGGGCAGATCGAGGACGGCGGGCGGATTCTCTACCGGGACTTGCGGGCCGAGTGGTCGCGTCCGGGCGGGAACGCCTTCTGCGGCGCCGAGTGGCCGATGGAGTCCAGCGCCCTCGGCGTTTCCCCGGAGGAGATCCCCGCCGCGATGGCCGACGCGCGCAAACGTGGCGTGAACCTCAACTTCGGACGAGACGGCCGCGCGATCCTCGACAACGCGGCGCACCGTCGTAAGGCCATGAAGGCATACGGGTACATCGACAAGGAAGGCTATAGCTGATGGACGACAAGGAATACATGGCGGATGTCGAGTCAGGTCTTCTGGAGCGTGCGGTTCGCCCCGAGACGGAGGCGGACAAGGCGGCGCGGGATCGCTTCGACATCTCGGAGCCCGTGTCGCAGGTCGACGACGTGGAGTTCGAGGAGGGGGACGAGACTCCCGTCCCGGAGGCCGCGCAGTCGGCGATCGAGCAGGCGATGCAGTGGGGGTTCTCGCCGGACGAGGCGAAGGTGCTCGCGCTGAACGGGCTCGTGACGCGGATCGGGACGATGCGGGAGGGGTTGAGTTCGCCGGGCAAGGAAGCCGGCAAGGCGGACGCGAAGGAACACAGTCGGGGCGACGGGACGACCGCAGATCCAGACACCGGCGGGACAGGGACCGCCGACGGGGATCTCGCGACGATGGTCAAGTCGCTCCAGAGGGAGCTTGCCGAGGTGAAGGCCCATGTCGGGCGCGTCCCTGACGCGATCGACGACCACATCATCGCCTCGGGGCATGGCTCGACGTTCGGCGACGGCCGCTTCGTCGATCCGGACAGCGCGCACGCGGACAACCGCCGAGCCGTCCGGGAGCATGTCGAGACCCTCCGCGCCGGGATGAAGGCGCAGGGGAAGGCGGTTCCGCCGGATGCGGAACTCGTCAGGCGCGCGATCGCCATGCAGTTCGGGTCGCTCCCGAAGGACGCCCGATCGGCGGCGATCGCCAAGAGACAGTCGAATTTCACCGCGCGCGCGTCGGCGGTGCGGGAGCCCGAGATGCCGGAGGGTCCGGAACGGGCGTACGCATCGGTCGGCGCGAAGCTGCGGTCCTACAAGAAGTGAGGTAGCACATGCCTTTGCAGGCAGACCAGATCAACGATCTCATCACCACGACCCTGCGCGACCTCGGTCGCCTGAAGTGGACGGACATCATGTCCAACCTTCAGGAGCACATCGCGCTCCCCCGCATCCTCGACAAGAAGAAGGTCGGGTTCTCCGGCGGGTACGGCATCCAGTGGAACGTCCAGAGGCAGACGTCGGGCAACGCCCGCATGACCGGCCTCTACCGCTCCAACGACATCAACGTCGGCGACACGATGACCACGGCGAACGCGCCGTGGCGCCACGTCACCAGCGGGTACGTCTTCGACAAGAACGAGTTCCTGATGAACTCGTCGAGCGAGACCCGGATCGTGGACCTCGTCAAGACCCGCCGCGCGGACGCGCTCGTCGCGCTGGCGGAGCTGATGGAGGTGCAGTTCTGGGGCAAGCCCGGCTCGGCCGACGACGAGAACATGTGGGGCGTGGGCGTGTACATCGTCTACGACAACTCGGCGACGGCTGGCACGTTCGCGCTGAACACCGGGCTCCCGACGGGATTCACCACGGTCGCTGGCATCAACCCGGCCACCGTGACCCGATGGGCAAACGGCTCGGGCAAGTACTCGACGATCGACACGACCGGCGCGGACACGAACCTCATCACGCTGTGGCGCAAGGCGATCCGGAAGTCCGGGTTCAAGAGCCTGCCGGCGGCGGGGGTGCCCCAGTACGCGGCCGGGTCGCCCCGATACGAGTTCTTCGTGAACGAGGCGACGATCAACAAGCTCGAATACGTCCTGATGCAGCAGAACGACAACCTCGGCAAGGACGGCGCGCCGATGGACAACCAGGCGACGTTCCACCGGATGCCGGTGATCTACGCGCCGTACCTGGACCTCTGCAACCAGAACCCCGTGTTCGGGCTCGACTGGAACTCGTTCCAGCCGGTGTTCCTCGAAGGCAACTACATGGCGGAGACGACCATCGGCATCGGGCAGAACGCCCTCCAGCCGCTCGTGTCCTCGACCTCGATCGACACGACCGTCAACATCCGCTGCACCGACCGCCGCAAGAACTTCGTGCTCTCCGACTCGGCGAGCGCGATGTCGTTCTCGGCCCTCACCAGCTAAGGAAGGAAGAACATGTCCCATCCCATCAAGTACAACGCAAACAGCATCCTCTTCCCTCCGGACGCGCTCGCCCCGGCGTCGGTGTGCGTCGACATCGACCACATGTGGGTCGTCGGCGCGACCGGCGACGCGGCGAAGCCGAAGTGGGTCGGCCGCGCGGAAGGCGCGTCCAACTCGGGCGCTCTCGCGGCGGCGACCGCGACCGTCGCCGGACACCCCGGCGTCATCACGTCGACCCCCGGATCGTCCTCGGGCGCTCGCATCCAGATGGAGGTGGCGCACTTCATGCCGTCGGACACCCGTCCGATCACGATGGAGGCGTACATCAAGTTCGTCACCGCAGGCACCTACTTCATCGGTTGGTGCCAAGTGATCGCGGACCAGAACGCGACAGCCACGTCGTCCGGCCTCGCATCGAGCGTCCACGGCGCTGGCGTCCTGCTCCAGTCCGACGACTACATCGACGTCGTGGCGTCCGACGGCACGACCGCATCGACCACGCTGACCAACCAGAAACTGCTCACCGCAGGCACCTGGTACCGGATCGGCGTCAAGACGTGGCCGACCGTCAGCCGCATCTACGTCGACGGCCGCCTCGTCTCCGAGATCACGCACGCGACGCTCGCGGCGAAGGCGATGACGCCTCTCGCCGGAACCTGCGGCGCTGGCGCGACCAAGATCCTGTCGGTCGACTACATCGGCACGATGGTCGAACTCGGCTGATCCACTTCCCACCGCTCGGCCTCGCCTCGGGACACCGGGGCGGGGCCTTTTTCCAAATCCAAGGAGACACCATGCTCGCATCGAATCTGCTCGCGTCGCTCGCCATCGCCCTTTCGCCCGTCGCCCAGGACGCCCCGCTCCCCGTCGTGGACGTCAAGCTCCACGCCTACGGCGTCGAGATCATCTCGGCGTCGTCGTCGGAGTACGAGGCGCTGACGCTCGTCACGGACCCGGTGGAGTTCGCCTATGCCGACGGGATGACGCTCCTCGACTGCGCGAACGTCGCGACGACGACGTGCGGCACGGCGGGCGTCGCGTGGGTGCGTTTCCGCATCAACTCGCAGACCGGCGAGGAGTCGTGCGAGTTCGGGTGCAACACCACGGGCACGGGGGGCTGACATGACGTCAGCGCCGATCCACCACAATCTCGCGCATGTCCTGATGAATGCCTTCACGAAGAGGAAGGCTGCGGTCATCCCGTCGGAGTCCGACGACGCTTCGTCGGGGAACGGCGATGACATGCAGACACCGAGCATCAAGCCAACGCGGGGCGGGTTCACGATCTTCATTCCGACGCCCGTGGCGTGGCTGATCATCGGCGCTCTGCTCTTCGGGCAGCCGTTCCTAACGACGTGGGCGCAGGGCGCGATCGGCGGCGGCGGACAGGCGAACGCGAAGGCGATCGAGGAGGCCGTCTCGAAGGCGATGGACCCGATCCGGCAGGAGATCGCCACGATGAAGGCCGACATCACGCTCCAGTTCAACGCGATGGACGTCCGCCAGACCAAGCTGGAGCGCGCGAAGGCTCCGAAGGAGACAGCGAAGCCTTGAGCTGCGTCGCGCTCCATCACGGCGATTGCCTCGACGTTCTGCGCACGCT